CACTAACTCGTTTTTCGCGTTTGACGAAAGCCTTGATTACTAAGTCATTCCGTGTCGGCACACTGACATTAGCATTCTCAACTTGGCCTCTGGCACGAGTTGGCAAGTGTTGTAGCCAATCCTTCATTTCAGGTTCAATTACTTGTTCCATCCTTGAAGACTGAGACCACCACACATCCCAGATTGGCAAGTCAGGATTGTGAACGCACGTGACCCTACTCATTATAGCAGCACGTTCATTACACAAGCATGACCTAGAAACCTCCACCTTTACACCTTCAACTCCAAAAGCAACAAAGTGAATTGATTCACGAGGTTCCTTGCAAGGGAGTTTTCCACATGTAGGGTGGCCGTCTGGCATTAAAAGCTTGTTCTCACAATGAACAGGCTCATTTTTCCTGAGCGTATATTCGTCAACACATGTATCATAGTACTTAATTTTCTTGGGTGAAGGAAAATTACTATCCAATTTACTAAGACTATTAAACACATAATGAGTACCCACACCAATACTCAATGGCATCTGACTAGTTAAAACATGCATAACCGCCGTTAAGAGATAGTTACGCTTGTTACCATAACCTTCAATCATGCTAATGATGAAGGGCATGCTAGGATGTATTCGTTTAAGCAATTCTTCTCCGAATACTGCTAGAAGTTCACCTATATCGCTTCTAACTGCCATAATATTGCCTGATGGGGCATCGAAATACGACTTGAGACCAAATAAACCCATTGCCGAAGCAATGAGCCAATGAGGCCTTGCAAGTGTTAATTTGAGATCAGACATGACTTTGCCTAACAGTGGTACGACTGAACTTGCTACGTCGGTGGTGCGGACACCCCTACGATATGATTCAGCCATAGCAACAACCCCAATTGCGTATACACATCTTCTTAGAAACCAATATCTATCAGAATCAGAAAATGCGTCACGCATTATGGTGTTGATGCGTACACTGCCAGGAACTATAGTCCTGTACATATCAGCTTCCATTTCAT